CTTGAGTCTAAACAATGGGTACTTGCTTCTGATGGTAAGTATGAAGAGATTTATAATAAGTTCGAAAAGAGTATCAGTAATTTACCTAAAAAGGATTTAGATTGTTATCTTAGAGAGCAGATAATTAGTTTCATAAAAAACTTTTAAATAATAATAAATAATTATGATGGACAGTAAACTAAAAGAGTCTATTAAGTCTTTTATTAACAATGTACATACTAAGAATTATAGTAAGGCAAACGCAGAGTTAAAAAAGGCAATAGAATATAAGATCCAAGAGAGGATCAAAAAAGCATACAAGAAAGATTTATTTTAAGATGAGCAACATAACTGATATACTAAAAGAGGCTGCTAAGGATGTTCTCACAGAGGATTCTCTTCAAGCAATTGAAGAGACATTTAACGAACAGTTAGATTCTAAAGCAGAAGAGCGTTCGAAAATTGCAGTCGCAGCTGCTCTTAACGAACAAGACGAGAAGTACGCCGCTAAATTAGAGACGCTACTTGAAGCTATTGACAAAGATCACTGCCGCAAGCTAGAAAAGGTTGTTGAATCTCTTGATACTGATAGAACCAATAAGCTTAAGCAGGTTATTGCTAAATATCAGAGAGAGCTCAATAATGAAGCTGCTAAGCTCAGAGATACAGTAGTAGAAAGTATTTCTGACTATTTAGAGACTTATATTGATCAAGCTATTCCTGCTAAATCTATTCAAGAAGCAGTTAATAATAAGAAAGCTCTTTCCATTCTAGAGAACTTTCGCAAGACATTAGGGGTTGATCTTGCTCTCGCTAATGAAAGTATCAGAGAAGGTGTTGTTGATGGTAAAAAGAGATTAGATAATGCGTCAAGGCGCTTAACTGATCTCACTGAACAACGCGATGCTCTTGCTTCTGAGTTAGTTGAACTCAAAAAGACTATTTTCTTACAAGAAAAAACAAAATCTTTCGATGAAAAGAAATCTAAGTTTATTACCAAGACATTTTCCGGTAAAGATTTAGAGTTTATTCGTGAAAATTTTGATTATACAGTTAAGATGTTTGATAAAAAGCATACTGATGCATTAGAGGTCCTTAAAGAAGATGCTATTAGCAAATCTAAAATTAAGGAAGATGTAGATCAAAAATTAACAACCGAATCAGTAGAGCCTTCTAATCCTTATATCAATGCGTTATCAAGGATTATATAATTTTAACTTGTTGAGGTACTCGTTACCTGATCTCCAATGTAAAGGACCCTTTTAAACCCAATATATAAAATTATGAACGAAACAAATACAAGACCAAATACACAATATATTGACGGTGGCAGGGCACAACAGTTGTTGGAGAAGTGGAGTCCAGTTTTGGACTATACCTCTAACAAGGTTAGTGCTATTAATGACAGCCATACCCGTCTTAACACAGCCATGCTTTTGGAAAACCAAGAGCAGTGGTGTTTGAAGGAAGGTAACATAGCCGCACAAGGTGGATCATTCAGTGGTCTCGATGGATCCGGGTCATTTCAGACCATCGGCCAAGGTGGCGAAGGAAACCCATATAGCTCTGGCGACAACTACGCTGCTGGTGATGCACGTTTGCCTAAGATCTTAATTCCAATGATCCGTAGGACATTCCCTGAGTTGATTACTAACGAAATCGTTGGTGTTCAGCCAATGTCTGGACCTGTTGGATTAGCATTTGCTTTACGTTATAAGTATAGTACTGATAAGATCGATAACACCGGTGCTGGAAGCGCACCTAAGAATGATGTTGAATTAGGTTTCAACACCTTAGACACAAGACAGACTGGTAACACAACTGCTGCCGCTGCAATCTCTGGCGGTGGACAAACAACTGCAACCGATGATTACGGTAATGCATTGTCTGCTACTCAGTGGTTGAAAAATGGTGTCGGTTTTGATGCTGAAGACCGTGGTATTGCAGCTGCTTTATCTGCTTTTGAGTTAGATAATGCTAAAGACATGTCTACAGTTGAGCTTAGCTTCGAAAAGACAGCTGTTGAAGCTGGTACTCGTAGGTTAGGTGCTCGTTGGTCTGTCGAATTAGAGCAGGATCTTAAGAACATGAACGGTATTGACGTTGACGCTGAGTTAACCAATGCTATGTCTTATGAAATCCAAGCTGAAATCGATCGTGAAATGATCATCCGTATGATTCAAACAGCTCTTACAGCTGGACATCGTACTGGTTATTCCGTATTCAACGTTGGTTCTGCTGATGGTCGTTGGATGGCTGAGCGTAATCGCTCTTTCTACCAGAAGTTGATCATCGAGGCTAACAGAATGGCTGTTCGTAACCGTCGTGGTGCTGCTAACTTTATTGTTGCTACCCCACGTGTTTGCGCCATCCTCGAAATGTTACCTGAATTTAGCTGGATGACAGTTGAAGGTAACGTTAATACATCTCCAGTTGGTGTTGC